ACGCACATACTTAGCGCCAAAGTATTCCTTAACGAGAGCGATGACAACCTGATCATCATACTCCTTGCAAGAGAAAACGTCAAGATACATTGCATTGCCACCCATTCCATCATCAGGAACAAAGTGTGCGCAGATGTTCGACGTTTCGATAAGCTGAACAAGAGTATATCCAGCCTTGTTTCCTGAACCGAAGTTCACGATCTGCGGCTCACCATAAGCAACCATGTCGATATCCTTGACAAGGCGCTTCGTGAAAGCGTAGATAGTATCATAGCTCGTAATTGCTGCGTTGTCAAGTTCAGCGCAGTCAAGAACTAAGTGATAACCCCAATATGCCATTTACATTCTCCTAGAGTTTTTCAAAGGACTGACTGTTTCTTGTATCGTAAGTCCATTCATACCATGTTTCGAAAAATGCTCGAACAGCCTTTTCGTCGAACTTAGGATCCCGTAGGATATCGACGATATTGTCAGTCGTAGCCTTGTTACTCACACAATCATATTCACATCGTCCGAAAGTGACAACAGGACACTTATGTAGTAGTGTCTCCATACCAGTTCCAGAGTTCACGACCACGACCGCTCGTGCGTGAGGGATAACATCGTGGATCGAAACATTGTCGATCCATTTGACGTGATTGTATTTAGTCGTCAGTTCATGGAGTGGTGCCATGCTGCCAGGATTTACTGGGTGACCTTTTACAAACAGTGGTATATTTAGCTCTTTAGTGGCTTTACATGTTGCCTCTAGTGCTTCAGGAACCGTCACATCCGAATGATATCTGATCGTTTCATCGTGAGGAATCTGACATGGAAAGAACACAAAGTCGTCTGGCAGATCTAGTTTCTGACTAGCTGGTTGTGCGAACTTGCTTTCACCAAGAGCAGCGCGAGCTTGCATCTGAGCATAGAAACTACCATGCGGGATATCGCGATTAACATCAATCAGGAACGGATAGGCTTCAGCACCACCAGCGAAACCCTTCGAGTCGATATAGAACTGCCAAGGGAATACTGACTGCATGTAATAACGAACAATTGTATCGCGCACTGGGAATGTATCGCTCGACTTATGTGGAACGTAAACGATATCCGCTTTCAGCGATTCAGCAAACTCTGGTGTGAACTGCCACAAAGGCTTTTCGATAAGTTCGATATCGTCACCGCGCATACGATGCGTATGAAGAATACGATTAGCAACCGTGACCCATGGGATACGAATTTCTGGGATAGGCCCACGTGCTTCGGGAACATGACCTTCCTTAAACATTACATCAAGGCGTGGAAATAGAAGTTTTACTTTCATCGGATCATCCTATCGAAGTGATTCTTCTTAGCGACATATGTTGGATTATCATACTTGCGCGGACCTTTACCAGTCCAGATCATAGTCCCATCAACGAACTCCCAATCCATGAACTGCTGATCAAAGTAGTGATAACGATAGTTGCTCAATTCTTTCTGGTAGATTTCGTTCAAAGCGACCTGATCGAGAAACCAGTTGTATGGTCCGTTCTTGATGCGGCGCATAACTTGACGAGCAAATGGAAGAGCTTCGTGCGAGTAGTAAACTACACCAGCAGCAACTCGCGTTCCGTCGTTTTCCCATCCCTGCGTCTGCGGAAGTGGATCACGAAGGAACAAACCAACCTGATCATCATCTGGCTTTTCGATATGCTTCATGATCAGACAATCTGTATCGACGATCAGAAAGTCTTCATCTGGATTGTGTTCCATAACCTCAACGATACTCACGAAGCGATCACAAGCATATATGGTGCGCTGAGTATCAGGCCAGTTCTTGAACTTATCTTCGTTACTGTTTACAAACTGTGGACCGCTAGAAAAGCTGAACTGAGCTTCAGTCATTTCACTCCACTTATCTGCGAGGTGATGGAGGAAGTCTGTTTCCTCACTACCTGCGTTGATAACATGCAGATGAAGGTTGTTACATGCAACCGCAGCAGAAGCTACGAGCGCAGGTGCGTGAAGGTTTAGATACTTAGGATCACAAGAAGCAAAGAGTTTCATTATCGTCCAATAATGTTATAATCGCCGAACGTATCGTTGTTGAGAACTGGAGTGCTACCATTGAGAACAGCTTCTGCTCTCATGTCGTGCCAGAACTTGACTAGATCCTGACGAGGATGCTCTTCTGTCTTACCAGTAAACCAAGCTGGTTTCCAAGGTTGAGTTTCCATCTTCGTGTAGTGAAGATGCCAGATATCTTCGATAGCAAGACCATCACCATCGTGACAATTCCAACGCGGATCAAGATCAAGAACTAGTTCCGATCCAGAGAACATACCGACATAACGATGATGCGCTTCTGGATTTGCTTTCATACGAGAAACAGGCATAAGATAATCAGCCATGCGCTCACAATCAAAAAGAACAACACAAAACTCATGACCACCGAAACGCTTACCGCGACGAGCAGCAAGCGGTAAACCAGCCATAGGAATAGAATATAAATCAGCAATGTCACGGAGGTTTACCTGATCGACATCCATGTAAATTGCTTTACCATGGAAGTTGCATGCTTCTGGAATAGCCCAACGAAAACCTGAGAATGGAGTAGACCAACGTGGAGTTTCCCATCCACCCCAGATCGACGATTCGTCTTTAGTCTGACGCATCCAAGTGATCTCAAGTGGATGTGTCGTATTCTTGCGGAGCGTATACTCCAGAACCATTTCTGCTTCAGAGTCTTCATTGTTGGACGAAGTGCCAACGAAAATGCGAATAGGTTCAATCATTCTTTCTGTCTCCGATAAGTTGGAGCAAACTCATAAAGATATTGATGAAGTCAAGATAAAGCTGAAGCGCACCATAGACACCAGCTTTCTCACGTTCTTCACCTTCGGTGTAGTTGTATGTAGTCTTTAGATTCTGTGTATCATAAGCTGTTAGACCAGTAAAGACAAGAACTGCGATACAGCTAATGGCAAATGCGAGGATTGAGCTTTGCAAGAATAGATTCACGAGCCCAGCAACAACAAGACCAATTGCTCCCATTATAAGGAATGAACCGAAGGTTGTCAAGTCCTTTTTGGTAGTGTAGCCGTAGAGCGATGCGCCACCGAACGTAGCCGCAGAGATAAAGAATACCTGAGCGATGCTCCCCATCTTATAGATGAGGAAGATAGACGAGAGTGACAAGCCCATTGCGACTGCGAATACAAGCAATGCAATCTTTGCCATTTGCAAGCTCATCTTATCGAACAGAAAAGCAAAGCCAAACGAGAGAACAAGCGGAAGGAATACAACGACCCACTTGAGACCTGTTCCCCAGATGGCTGCACTGATTGCAGGAACCATATAAACACCAAGAGCAGTCATACCGCTAAGAGCGAGCGCAACAGTCATGTAGTTATAGACCTGCAACATAAAGTTACGCAGACCAGCATCATAAGAAGCTACTTGTGGTTGTGCTACCGATTCGTTTGAGATATAATTCATTATGATCTCCTCTTGAAGAACATACCAGTGGTTTGCATGAATGGCTTTTGCATAGTAGATTCTTGATTGCGAATCCGCTGAGTAACAGCGTCGTCATAGTCAAAACCATACTTATCAAAGACCTTGTGCCAGTATTCTTGCGGCTGACAGTTCACATGATGATGCCCAGGATATCCTGGAGGCGCAGCAGTTGCGACAACATACTTACAACGAGCAAATGCTTGCATGTAGTTGTCTTGATACTTCTCGTCTACGTGTTCCAGAAACTCTACAGACCAACCAAGATCAAACTCGGCTTTCGTGGTTAGACAAGGACCGTTGGTAAAGTCATGAATGATAATCTGAGTATCTTTTTCCTTCGGAACTTCCCAGTCACCGTCGATACCAACTGCTTCAAGCCCACGCATTCCCGCGAGCGCGACCATACCGCCTGGACCACAACCAACATCGAGAAACGACTTGATGCCATATTCGCTGACCAAGAAAGCCAACGTGCCTCTATCGTTATGTGTCTTGTTGAGGTGTCCGCCTAGATGCGATGGCAGAGAATCTTGATTTTGATCTGATGTGTTCTGGTCCACGATGCCACTTCCCATTGATGTTGTCGTTCAAATAGTTATCATCTTCAAGGACGCCATAAGCAAACTGCTCTTTGACTTCCTCATAGTTTACTCTACCTTTCGTAGAATGTAAAGAAATTATTTCTCGCCTGAAGAGGTTTTTATCGGATTCTTTGATTTGGGCTTTGAGTAGCTCACTAGATCCGTAGTATGTTTTCCAGTCGGATTCGGATCGTTGACGACGGGATTTACCCTTAACTTTCCGAACCGACCAGAAATACTTTCTTCCGATATACTTTTTTCCGTCTGGTGTTGTGATAAGATATACGAAGCCATACGAGTCCCCGATATCTTCACTATCAAACACCTTTCCGTCTAATGTCCATGCGTTTTCATAACTCATGAACTTATATAGTTACTCGTCGTCGTCCTCTTCGAGCTCTTCAATCTTATCCTCCTCAGCGTCTGCCCCACAGAAGGGGCAGAACTGAGGTGATGCTTTCTTTCCACGCTTTTCATAGATGACCGTGTAGTCGTATTCCCCACAGGGGCAAGACAAATCCTTCTCGGTCATTATCAAACCTCACACCCGCCAGCCACGCAAGCCAATTCCTGCGCTCCTGTAGTGGTATCGGTCTTTTCATAATCCTTGAGCTTTGCCCAATCAATCGACTTAGGCATCTTAGCAGCAGCTGCTTCGTATTCTTCCTTCGAGCAATCTTGATAAGGAGCTTGCTTATAAACGTGCTCCGAGAAAGGAAGGAATGAAACGCCAGACATCTTGTCGAAGTGCTTATAGACCCAAGCACCAACATCAAGCCACTCGTTTTCTTTTACAGAAATAGTAACCGAAGGCTTGTGCTCACACCAGTGATCCTGATATGTGACCCAGAGTTCCAGCTGTTCGATAGCAGACATATCCTGACGGAATACTGCGTTCTCTGGAGCTTTCATTGGGAACGAGAACACATAGACATTGTTCGGGCGCATCACGCAATCTTCAACTGGAATACCAGCGTCGATCATCAGTTGTGCTAGTGGGTCTTTTTTGTCTGCTCTGACAGTTCTGATATAATATGGATTATGACGAGCATGAATGCCAGAGGCAGCATCAGTAAGCTGACTAACAGTGCCAGAGGGCTTAACGCAAGTAACTGCAACAGACTGAGGGATTCCAATTTCTTTTGCGAACTTTGCGTTTGTTTCAACTGCGATTGCTCTGAGTTCTTCGAGTCGCTCTGCGAGTCCAGCTGTTTTTCCGTTGGTGAGATCATTGTCCATGATTCCTGTCATTGAAACGCCGAGAAGACGTTCTTCTTCACAGTTCTTCTTCCATGATGAAGAGAGGTAACGGAAGTTGGTTAGTGTCGACTGCCAAGTTCCGAGAATAGAAGCGAGACGAACCTTAGCCTTCAGATCTTCCATTGTATCTGTTGCGCGAACGACGACTTCTGACAGATTGCAGAATTCCTTATCGCGCAGAATGATCTCAGAGCAAGGATTAGTTCCGAAGTCGTAGTTAGGGTCACGACGACCATGCTTGATAACTGTGTTCTTAGCAGAAGCGCGATTGAAGATACCACGCTCACCAGACTTTGATTCATAGAGTGACTTCCACTCTTCCATGAACAGA